CTTGCCCAAGGCCGAAAAGGAGAAAAAATTGGAGACATGGAAAGAGATTCCTGAGTTCGATCGATACAGCGTCAGCGATCATGGTCGCGTTCGAAACGATCAAACCGATCGCATCATGAGACTTAGCTTCAACCAGTACGGATTGCTCACCGTGGGCATGATGCACTGTGGGACGCAGTTTCGTCGATCTGTTCCTCTGCTGGTCGCTCGGGAGTTCGTTCCGGGCGGCACAGAGATCTTCAACACCCCGATCAATCTGGATGGGGATCGGGAGAACAATCACGCCAACAATCTGGCTTGGCGTCCGCACTGGTTCGCCGTGAAGTACAACCGTCAGTTCCTGGATGGCTATGGCGTCCTGATTGATCGTCGGATTCGCAACTGTAAGACTGGTGACGTCTTCGCAGATTCCTTCGAGTGCGCCAAATGGTACGGCGTGCTCGAGTGGGATCTCAAGGAATCAATCGAGTACCGGACATTCGTCTGGCCAGTCTTCCAGGAGTTCGAAATTCTTTAGACATTACCTCGGCGTAAATACATGGATTCTAATAGGAGACACTCCTTTTTTCTTTGTCCGAGGAGGAACTATGACCGAGGCACAGTACCAGAAGAGAGTGGTTCGAGCACTGAAGGATCGCTTTCCTGGCTGTGTCGTTATCAAGAACGATCCCTCATATCAGCAGGGCATTCCCGACTGGACAATCTTGTTCGGTCAGTGTTGGGCTATGCTCGAGATCAAAGCCAGATCAAGCGCTCGGCGTCAGCCCAACCAGCAGTACTACGTCGAGCAGTTGAACGAGATGTCGTTCGCTGCTTTCATCTGCCCGGAAAACGAGGAGGCCGTTCTCGATGAACTTCAAACGGCATTTTCGTCTTGCGGGCGAACATGCGTTCCTTAGTCCGAGCTACTACCACTGGATCAACTACGATCCCGATCGTCTGACGAATCGCTGGTACACGTGGCAGAAGACTAAGCAGGGCACAGTTCAGCACGCGTATGCTGCTGAGCAGATCAACAACAAGATCCGTCAGGAAGAAGACGGCTCTTTGCTCTCGCTGTACATCAACGAGTGCATCGACTTTGGTATGCAAGCCGAAGTCATCCTGTTCTATTCGGATAACGCATTTGGTACTGCAGACGCGATCTCGTTCGAACGGAACATTCTTCGAATCTCCGATCTCAAGACTGGTGATTCTGCGACATCGGAGCATCAGCTCGAGGTCTACGCTGCGTTGTTCTCGCTTGAGTACGACGTGGATCCGTACGAGATAGAGATCGAGCTTCGCATCTATCAGTACGACGAAGTTCGAACCTATGATGCCGAACCTGCCGACATCATGGCCATCGCCAAGAAGATCATCATCTTCGACCATCGAATCGAGCAACTCAAAAGAGAGGAGGCGTCGTGATTCGGGAAGTCTCGGAGGAAGAGTTCCTGGCACATTACGGCACGCTCCGTAAGTCGGGTCGATACCCTTGGGGATCTGGCGACAACCCCCGTAACCCGTCTTTCAACGACGACATCAAGAAGTTGAAGAAGGAAGGTTGGACAGAGAAGCAGATCGCCGAAGGTTTCGGTATGTCGATCAATCGGATGCGCGCAATCCAGTCGATCGAGTCCAACAAGCAGAAGGCCGAGCTTCAGCGTCAAGTTACGAGGCTGGCTGATGAAGGGAATTCCAATTCGGCGATTGCCCGAATTCTGGGCAAGAACGAGTCCACAATTCGTGGTATTCGTGCTGTTGCCGATAAGGACACCGCTGATCAGCTCACTGCTACTGCGGACATGCTTCGGCGTCAGGTCGAAGAGAAGGGATTCGTGGATGTCGGTTCTCAGGTCGAGCGCGATCTTCCCGGTGTCCCTGGTGTTGGAATCTCTTCCACCAAGTTCAACACAGCTCTCGCCATTCTGCAGGAAGAGGGCTATGCGGTGCATCCTTTGAACATGCCACAGCTTGGTACGGGCAAGGACACCAGAATGAAGATCTTGGCGATGCCCGGTACTACTCAGAAGCAGGTCTGGGAGAACCGAGGCAACATTCGTCAGATCCAAGAGCATTCCGAGGATGGAGGTCGCTCCTATCTCGGCGTCAAGGATCCGCTTTCCATCAATTCGAAGCGTGTTGCCATCAACTACGCAGAAGATGGTGGCGCTAAGGCGGATGGCGTGATCTATGTCCGTCCTGGAGTCAAGGATCTGGACATGGGACATGCTCGTTACGCACAGGTTCGTATTGCAGTTGACGGTACGCACTATCTAAAGGGAATGGCCGTTTACAAGGACGATCTTCCTGATGGTGTGGATCTCATGTTCAATACGAACAAGACTCGAGCTGAGGCACCGTCTAAGCACGATGCCATGAAGGCGATGAAGGACGATCCCGACAATCCGTTTGGCGCCGTCATTCGTCAGAGGCTCGATGCAAAGGGCAACGTCACTTCGGCTCTCAACATCGTGGGAACGAAGGAAGGTTCCGGAGAAGAAGGTTCTTGGGATACCTGGAGTCGAAGCCTTCCTGCGCAGATGCTTTCCAAGCAGCATCCCACGTTGGCCAAAGCACAGTTGGCCGTTACGAGGGAGAACCGTCAGAAAGAGTTTGACAGAATCAACGCCTTGACCAATCCTGTGGTCAAGAAGAAGCTTCTCGAGAACTTCGCTGATGAGACTGATTCCGCAGCAGTTCATCTTGCCGCTGCTGCAATGCCGAGGCAGGCAACTCGAGTTCTGTTGCCTATTCCTCAGATGAAGCCAAACGAGGTGTACGCTCCAGGCTTCAACGATGGGGATCGTGTGGCTCTGGTTCGATTCCCTCATGGCGGTACGTTCGAGATTCCTCAGCTTACCGTCAACAACCGTGTCCCTGCCGCAAAGAAGCTTCTGGGCGCAAGCCCTAAGTTCGATGCGATCGGAATTCATCACACTGTGGCAGAGCGTCTCTCTGGTGCAGACTTTGATGGTGATACGGTCTTGGTCATCCCTAACAATCAGGGACGTGTAAAAAGTACCCCCCCTCTAAAAGGATTGGAGGGGTTCGATGCGAGGCGTGAGTATGGGCCCCATGATGGTATGCGTACCATCGAAGGCGGTACTTACAACGCTAAGACCAAGGAAGTAGAGTTCCATCCTGGTCAGAAGAAGGATCCTGGTAACAAGGGCAAAGAGATGGGAAAGATCACCAATCTCATTGCTGACATGACTGTTCATGGTGCGTCTTCGGACAAGATGGCTAGAGCAGTCCGCCATTCCATGGTTGTCATCGATGCTGAGAAGCATCACCTTGATTACCGAGCTTCTGCTGAGAAGAACGGAATCGCTGCTCTCAAGAAGGAGTTTCAGGGCGGCCCTCGTGCTGGTGCTTCTACGCTCATCACTAGGGCTACTGCTGAAACTAGGGTCAAGGAGAGGAAGCAGGGATACAAGGTAGATCCTGTTACTGGTCGTAAGGTCTTCACTGATACAGGTCGTCAGGTTGTAGATCGTAAGACTGGTAAGTCTGTGGATAGGACTACTAAGTCTAAGCGTTTGGCTGAGACACCTGATGCTTTCTCTCTGATCAAGGGGCAAGGTACTGAGATTGAGAGGGTGTACGCAGATCATTCCAATAGTCTCAAGGCTATGGCCAATGAGGCTAGGAAGAACATGATTGCGGAACCCAATCTCAAGTACGAACCCTCAGCCAAGAAGACGTACGCTGAGCAGGTTGCATCGCTCAACTCACAGTTGAACGTGGCTCTCAAGAATGCCCCCCGTGAAAGACAAGCCCAGGTCCTAGCAAACCTATGGGTATCCCAGAAGCGCCAGGCTAATCCAGAGATGGAAGCAAGCGATTTGAAGAAGGTGAAGAATCAAGCACTTGCTGAAGCTCGTGTTAGAACTGGTGCAAGCAAGACACGCATCGACATCAGTGACAAGGAATGGGAAGCGATTCAGGCTGGTGCTATTAGTACCAACACGCTAACCAAGATCCTTACCAACGCTGACATGGATAGGGTGCGTGAGCTGGCCACCCCACGCCAGCCTACTGTCATGACATCAGCTAAGCAGGCAAGAGCTAAGCAGATGGTGGCACTGGGTCGTACACCAACAGAGATAGCACAGGCACTGGGTGTTGCACCATCCACACTCAAGTCCTTCCTAACAGAGGAGGAGTGAGCATGGCGCAACAGGATGGTAGTAGCACAGCAGACACAACAGTGTACATGCTGACAACAGTGGACAATCCATACAGTCCGTTCACTGATTGGGATGAGTGGTACGCCTTCGATGCGAGACAAGGTTATCACACTCCCTCTCTCCTCGCCAGGCTGACATTCGATTCAGATGAATTGAGTGAAACCGACCAGACCCTGGCCGTCCAATCAGCCATAGGGGAGATCGCCCGGGAGGATGTGCTTGGAATCTACATTCTTGTCACAGAAGATTCTGTGATCAAACCGGTTCAGATTCCTGATTCACTCTAGAAATTTTGAAAAAAAATTTTTAGGGTAGGGGGGAGGGGTCTCGCGAAGTCTACCCCCCCTTTGAAT